GAGTATTCTACCCTCTCTCGTTACAGTCCGAATGGAGAACCGGCGAACGCTCCGCCTGCGAATAGGCTGATAGGGTTCGCCGTCGCATCACTCGACGAACCAAAAACAAATGCGATGGTGTCCGTGGATGCTAGTGAGAATTGTATGGTGTGCTGCTTCGGACGGATCTGATGCCTAATCCCAATCACCTGACACGGTTGTGTGATTCGCGTGCCAATCTTTTGTGGTTGGAACTCGACGGTTACGATGTCGGCCAACTCGACGGCGAGGAGTCGCGTCTGGTCCGCAGTGCCGAGCGCGGCTAGCTCGACGCTAATCGTGTTGAATCGGAGATCCGGGTCCCCGTACTTCTTTACGAAGTACGCGGCAAGGGCAGACGCATCCGTTGTACCCTGCGCCCCCGTCGGGAGTAGGAGCCCGTTTAGTTCGAGGCTCTGTACGCCGTACTCGGTTTGACTCGTCGCGTTTGACGCGAGTTGTGTTTCTAGTCCGATCGGTGTGATGCCTACGCGATTGAATAGGAGTTCCGTGCCGTAAGAAACTTCGATGTCCGTATACGGAACGGCCGTGCCAGCATCCGACAGGATGACGCTACCCGCAGCGCCCGCCGCCGTGTTCCGATCCCTAAATACGACTTGATTCGATTTTGACATGAAGAGAAGGCCCGGTTCGGACGCGGCGACGAGCTGCAAGTATTCGAGCACTTCGCGTCCATCCTCGACCACGTCGGCCTGGAGTGTCTGCGCGCCCGTGTCAAGATCACGCAACCCCGCCGGCCACGCAACCTCCGTCCGATCCAACACTGCGCCGATACGCTGCCCCGTTGTCTGCGCCGTCGCCGTATGAGCCGACAATTGTTGGCCACCGAATAGGATGAATCCGTCGACGCAAGCGGCCGACGCGGTCGCGTTCCCTTCGACCTCATAGTCGAGTGTCCAATCCTCGACGACGCCGGTGAACTGGACAGCCGTAGACGCGCCAATGATCGTAGAGATCTTCACGGCCTTGCGAGGCTTGACGTTCGGATAATACGGCGACGAAGAGTAGAACGGATCGAATGCGCGCGTTTGATTCGTGAAAGATAATCCGGCACTCCCCGTCGTGAAGCGATCCAACTCGCGCGACAATCCTCGACTAATCGTCACACTCGTCGTCTCGTCTGTCACGTCATAAAATGCGGTGCCACTGCCGCCGAGCTGGACGAGAACTTCGGGAGCCGGCACGATGCTAGCCCTTTCGGAGCGTCGTCAGGCGATTGAAGTCCGTCTTAGCTGATCCCGTCGCAGTCTGACCCGCCACATTCTGCGTCACACTCAAGAGCGGCGCCGAGAAGGCCTGCCCGTTGCGCTTCTCGAATCGCTTGATACTCTCCACGATTACCCGACCGAGATCATCAGGATCCGTACCCAGCCCAGCATTCACGACGAGGTTATACACAACCGTCGACCCGCCACCGCCACCAATAGCGTCTCGAAGGATCTTCATCGCACTAGACGACTCGAGCGGAATGACAGCCTCCCGACCAGCCTCACCCGCCACGAACGTCGGCTGCTTCAGAATGCCACCACGCGCCAAACCGAACGCTGAACGCTGCGGCTTCGGGTTGCCAGCGTCCCAATTCTTCATGATCTCTTTGATCTCTGCAGCCTCGGCCGGCGTGATCTTATCGCCGCCCGCACTACCTGCACGCTTACGGAAATCCTGAGCAGCCTTCAATCGTGCAGCACGCGCCGTCGTATACTTTGCCAGCGCCTCGTTATAGCGTCGCGTGTTCTCCTCTTTCTGAACGTTCGACACGCCAGGCGCTTCCGGAGCGATCGGACTGCCAGCGCCTGCCACTTTCTGGATATCCGTGACGAGGTCAAGGACGCTCTGCAATTCGCGAGTGAACGCGCCAGAGAATGCGATACCCAACTCGCTACCAAAGTCCGAACCGATCAGCGCCTTCAACTGGGTAGAGAAACTCTCAGCCGAGATCAATCCGCGATTGAACTGCTCGATGAGATTGTCGATAGTCTTCTTGTCAGAATCCTCAGCGTCCTGCAGTGCGCGATCCCGCAGCGTAATGCCGCGATCTAGGAGAAGCTGGTCTAGATCTAGCTGGGCCTCTGTCTTATCCTCGGCCAATGCGAGCGCGTCACGCGCAGCCTTCTCAGCGATCGTGAATCGCTGATCTTCGATACGGCGCTGTTCTGCCGTGATCTCGGCAGCATTACTACCGTCGACTAGCCGCAACAATGCGGAACGCTTTTGCGACATGAACGCGACGAGGCTAGAACCGAACGACTGGAGTTGCTTCCGAGCGTCCTGAATGGCAGCCTGGACGGTCGCCGTAATAATGTTCGACTTATTGACCTTACCCTTACGACTTAGCGCAGCGTCTACAACTTTCTGCAAAGGACGACTAAGCGAATCACGCGCATCTCTGAACCCATTGACAATGCCATCGATTAGCGCCTGCGCGACCTGTTTCATCGCGGCGCCGGCGCCCTCCAACATGCCGGCGGTAATCTCCTGCAAGATCGTCGTGCCAGTAATACGAAAGAATATTTCGGCAGCACTTGTAAACGACTCGGCAAAACTACTAGCCGTGCTCTTTAGTTTCGAGCGGCCCTCGGACGAGAACAATCCGATGAACGCTTCCACGGCACCGCGGCCCATACGATTACCGAGAGCTCGAGCATCCTTCTCAAGGCCGCTAAAGAACGTGTCGAATTGTTGACGACCGCTCGGGATCAGAACGACTCGCGCCGGCAACTCTGTTCGGCCCTGCGTATCCCACCACGCGTACAGACTACGAATGCCCTGCCACGCGATATTTCCAATTGAGCCGACGACTAGACGGATCTTCGCGTCAAGGGTCGGCTGCTCGCGGAACGTATTGACGAACGCGGCAACCTTACCGGCGACCGACGCTAGCGCGACAACGAGGGGACCGCCGATGTTCTCGCGGAGATTCTCGACGGCCTCGTTGAAGCGTTGGAACGAACCAGTAGCACTAGCCCCGAACGATTCTGCCTGTCCTTGGACGCGGCCCTGGACAATGGCTAGGGCTTCTTCCTTTGTCGTAGTCTCGTCGACGACGATACCGAATTGCTTGAACAGGCGCGTATTGCCATTCATCGCCCTGGCGACCTGCATCGCATTCTTCTCAAGATCCGCGAAACCCGTATTTGCTGACAGGTCGAGGGCGAGATTCAATCCCTCCATCGCCTTCGTCGAGTCACCCGTCAGACGAAGGATCGAAGTGAACGCGCGCGACGCAGCCTCATCGTCGACGCCTAGCGTCGTCGCCAACTGTGTGAACTGATCTTGCAGGCGTTGAACATCATCACTCTTGCCGAGCGTTTCTAACTGGCCACGGAGGGCCTGCGTAGACTTCTCCGCAGCGGCAGCTGCTTTCACGCTCTTATAGAGTTCGGCCGTAACGCCAACGCCAATCGCTACGGCAGCGATCTTTCCGAACTTTGCGAGATTACTACCAGCACCACGCAGGCCGCGCGTAAGGCCAGACGTATCACTTACGATCGGGACAACGATAGGCATACGAGTATTCTACCTGCCCTGCCTAGAGGCCCGTAGCGCGACTACTAGCCCGCGACAATCGGCCACCAGAATACCGCTGCCGGAGTTGAGCATTCACCGTACGCGTCATACTCTCTCGTGCCATTAGGATCGTCTTCTCGATCTGCGGCTCGTACTTCTCAACCGTCGGCCAGATGAATCGCGACGGCTTGCCATGCTTCGCAATCATGTTGCGAGTGAATTGCGAATTGCTAACCTTGCCGCCCATGTCGAGCGCGTCAACGGCGGCACTACTCGACCGGATACGGATCAGCAGCGTCCGTTGTCCCGTGTCGCGGCGCCGCTTACTCTGCACGCTGACGTTCGTCTTACGCCGCACCTCACTAGCCTTATACGCTGGCAAGCGTGCAGCACCAGAACGCTCGACACTGCCAGGAGCGCCCGTCTGCTTAGGCGCACTCCAACGCGACAACGCGACCTCGGGAAACGCGGAACGAATCGCATTCACAATGGGACGAGCACCCGTCTTGAATTCTTTGCGCGCCTCCTTTGCAAGCTCAGGCGAGATGCCTTGCAATACCTGCATCACTTCGCCTAGTCCCTTTACGCTGTACGGCTGCGCCATGTTATTGCCTCTGCGAGTGAACGCTTCGCCATCTGATATATCCGAGCATTGTCCACAGCATACGCTCAGACTGGACGACTAGAACACTCGGAGCGATGCCCGTCTCAACGGCAAGGCTAGCGATCAGCCAGTGACTACTGGATTCTCCGAGGGCTCTAAAGGGGCCGCTTCGGTACCTTCGATATCTTCGAGGGTAGCGACCCAATCCATGAACTCCATCGTCGTCTTGCCGGTGCGGTGCTGAGCGTGCCAGGCGAGCCAGACAAAATCACGAGCGAAGATATTATCTCCGCCGAGTTCCGTCGAGGGCCGCTGGTACTTCTCTTCCCACGCGATGACGTCGACGAGTTCGGCCGTAACCGTCTCGGCGACGCCACCCTTCGGCTTGATCTTGAACTGGACTTCCATCTCTCATTCCCTCCAACTAGCACCCTACTGGGTGCGATGAGTTATGCGACAGCCTTCGTTACCGTTCCGGAAACGGGAAATGTGACGCTGACTGTGGCGAGCTCGCCAACGGCCCCATTTACAGGGGTCCACTCGGTAACCAACGGTGTCATGGTATACGAGGGGTTGGCCGTTCCGACGGCGGTGCCGTTCGGCTTGATGACGAGCGAAGTCGTGGACCCGATTAGAGGATATACGAGTCCTTCGATTGCGCTAAAATCCTGGTGAAGATCAAGCGTCACCGAGTTGTCCTGCAATCCGCCGACACGAGTGACAGCACCACCACTGCCGAACGAAGTCGTCTCGACCTCGTTGACCGAAATGCTGAGCGTCACCGAAGCAACGTACGCACTGATATCGGTACCCCCGAGGGTAATATTACTGTTTGTCATTACGAGCTTAGCCACGTTATCTATACCCCCTTCGAGGTGTCGTCTGGTTCCTGTTTCATTCTAGCCGACGAATCGGGCACTACTGCGAGAATCAATCGACCCGATCCGACGAGACTTGCCAGCGCCGCCGGCGATCCAATCTCCGACGCGTCAACGATCTCGCCGCCGACCTTGCCGTACACGATGAATCCGTCTGCGACTCGGTACTTCTTAGCCATCCTAATCTCCTTTAGGCGTAAACGATTACGCGGAACTCGACCATCAGGTACGTCGTGTCATTGCCGTCCATCGTCTGAATGCTAGACGCCGACTCGACAATACTGGTACGCGCATACCCGCCGAGGCTAGGGTCCGCTTCGATCGCGTACCGAACGCCGCCCTGGTCGTACGACAAATACGTGTCGAGGCGATCCTCCGCACTACGCTCCGCAGCCCTGCCAACGATCACGGTAATGCGGTACGTGTGCGTTACGAGGCCACTACTCATCGCTCCGTGATACTCGATCGACTCGAGCGATGGGAACGCGAACGGCGCGTTGAGATTGTCGGGCTGGCGATCATACGCGCGAAGGCCCGTGATCGTCGCGAGACGAACGGCTAGCTGCGTTTTGATCTCGCCAACGGTCGCACTCACCGGATGTTTCTCATCTTCCGATACGGCATGACGAGTTGTTCAACGTCAGGGTCTAGGAAGCGTGAGACGCGGACGGCGCCGAAGTCTCCGAACCCGGCGACGCCGAGCGGCGAATCGAATCGCTTGAAGATACGCGAAGCCTGAATCATCGTCGCCGTCTCAATAGCCTTCGGCACGGCGGGCCAACCCCACACCCCAGTGACGCGGACGAGTGCCTGCTGATCGTTTAGGAGCGGCGTCAGATTCGGGAACGTGTAATCTCCGACGGCGCGGATACGATCAAACGCCCAACCGATCCCGTCGAGCGTGCCATTCAACGGCTCGAGCTGGTAATCCGTCGGGGCGAACGTGATATCAAAGACGCCATCGGCGAGGCTGCTCGTCTCGATCGTCACGGCCGTGCCGGCCAGATCATCAATCTGAACGTAGAGAGAGTCCGTCGCGGCGAAGAGACGCGTCGCCGTGCCGACAGAATAAAAGTTCCGCATGGCGTGACCATCGATCAGCCTGGACGCAGCCTCGACCGAGTTCTCGATGAGCGCGTCATCCGTGGTATCGGTGATGCGTAGCGCAGCCTTGACCTGAGAGAGCGTGCAGTAACCATTTACGATTGCCATAGTTAGATCTTACCGCCTCCGGTAGATAGATTGGCACCGTGGAAGCGGTACGTCCACGACACCTCGGGAACGCACACGAATCGAGCGCCAGCGTCCAGCGCGCGAAGCCAGAAGTCCCAATCCTCAAAGCCATGCGTGGAGTCGTCTCGCCAGCCGAGCTGCGTGCACAAGCTAGTCCGGATCATAGTCGTCGCCGGAATATAATTCGACGCGCGCAGCGCGGCCTCGTCGAACTCGCGATTCGGATTGAACGAGCGGCCCTCGACACGACACCACGAATACACGATGTCCGCATCGGCGCAGTGTGCGGCTAATAGTTCGAGATGGTGAGGATCAGCCAGGTCATCGTCGGCGAGTTGGGCAACCCACTCCGCGTCCGCAGCGATGCACGCCGGCAGCATCCTGTTCAGCATCGCTGCGGGACCCGCCCGCTCATAATCAACCATGACGATATGCGCGACAGGTTGGAGCGTCTGCGCCGCGACACTAGCCACGCACTCGGCTCGCAAGTCCGCACGCTCCGGCAGGCTAGGCGTTACGACGACGATTCGGGGATTCGGTCCCACACGACCTCCGCAGCCTCGACGCCAACGAGAAGGGCACGACCCGTCGTATCATCGCCCGTATTCGAGTATCTCTTCACGTGCTCAACGAACGCGCCACGCACCGCCCAGATATCGACGCTCGCCTCCTGCAACCTGCAACACAAGTGATAGTCGGACTGGTTGCCATTGCCAGAATCCACAATGCCGAACGGGAACGATTCCCACAGGTCGCGACTCATGAACGTGAAGCAGTGGCCGGCGAACCATGAACGAATCAGCGCGGCGGGCTGCGCCTCGAGGTCGTTCTTCGTGATGAACGTGTAGCAATCCATCGTCGCCTCAAACTGGATCGTTAGCGGCTGCGTGCTGAGGTTCACGCGATAATCCTGCTCACTCAGATTGCAATACGCCGTATAGACAGCGCCCGGCTTGTAAGCGTCAAGGACGAGATCGAGCGCGGCCTGGTCGGGACGCGCATCATCCGAGATGATCCCAATAGGATCGTAATCAGAGTCGGCAATAATCCCAGCGATGACGCCCACTAGCTCGCGCTCCGTATAGTTCTTTGCCCAGACCTTATCGATGCTGAGGGCGTCTATAGCGTCGACGCATTCGGGGATGCGGCGAGGATTCATAACGATCAGGAGCGGCTTAGGCAACGAGACTCCAACGCTTCCGCATATCCTCGCGCTTCTCCAATAATTCGCCCCACCGTTCCCACACGTCGCCGCCTAGCAGCGTCGCGTCATACACGGCGGGTAGTGACTCGTCACGATGCTGATTCGATCCGAGAAGACGCGCCGGTGCGCCCGCGACCTTCGCGAACGGCATGACATCCTTGACGACGCTCGAGTTGAAGCCAACCATCGCACGCTCGCCAATGATCGTCCACGGATGCGTGACGACGCCCTGACCAAACGTCGCCGCATCGTCAATGATCGTGAAGCCTCCGAGAATAGAGAAACTGCCTAGAGTTGCACCATCGCCGATATGCGAGTCGTGCGCGATATGCGCGCCAGCCATCAGCAGGACATCCTCGCCAATCATTGTTTCGCACGTCAGGCCCTGATGGATCTGCAC